GACTGGTTCATTCAAGCACTCTATAACCATTTTCATTTTTGGACTTTTTGGAAACCTGGTATTCATATATTGTCATTTTGGTTAGAATATAATTAAACGGCAACTGCGAAACAACTGGTATCATTTTGTAATTGGTATTGTCGATCAGCAAATCATTAGTTATAGAATTGTTTATAAGGTCACTATTGTTGATAACATGTATATCAGGTTTAAAATTCGGTTCGACTCGGTATATTGCATCCTCCTCAATAATGTGGATTCCACATTCTTCTGAAACCATTTCATATCTAGAAATAGTATTGCTAAGATATTCCTTTAAATTTGTTAGTTTGTTCTTTAAAGAGGATGGAAAAATGTCCGTAATATATATTTTCATTGGATTATTAGATTATTTGTTGTAAACTATTTAAACCCATTTTTTATATAAATTGTATAATAAAAACGATGCCTCAACCTTTGACAATTGTGTTAGTAGAGAAGACGGGTGAACTGAAGGAATTAAATGTGAAGGATTACAAGGAAGACGAATTGTTTAAGAAATGCGGTTTCAAGAAGGCGGACGGGTTTTTAAAGCAGACTGAATGGAATGTCAAGCTCAATGGTCAGAAATATTCGATTATGATGTTTGGCAAAGAGGATGGCAAAGCAAACATGGAGAATAAATACGATTTTCCTCCGCCCGTGGACAAAAAGTTGCTGTTCGGTTGCTGTGTTCTAGTTGGCCAGTTGCGTGATGATAGTGGTGACAAAAGTCTATTTAATTTGACGTCCGATTTGTGGACAAAGTTGTATGAGAAGTTATTTGGCGGATTCGAAGACTTGTCGTCAACAAATGACAACGACGATGAAGAAGAGGATGAGTTGGATTTAGTAACAAAATCGAAGAAGACCAAGGGGACGGGGTATTTAAAAGATGGCTTTGTTGTAGACGATGATTTCAATGAATCCACAGAGGGCAGCGATGAATATAATAGTTCTGATGAAGGCTCGGATGATGATGTGTCTGTTACCAATAAAAACATTAAATGCATTATAAAAAAAGACAATACAATTGAGACAGAAGACAATCTACTGTTGGAGGATATTGGGTCCGAATTATCGGAAGATAGTTATGAATACAACTAACAAAACAGTTATACTAATTATTATTCGATTATTAGGATGATAAAAAATTATAAAATGATAAAAAATATAGTATTATATAAAATATGAAAATAGTGTTAAGAACTCTTGTATTTCATTTTGTATGTATAATTTTGTTTGCCTTTCTATACAAATACTTGGCTGTCCATTTTGGTCATGATATAAATAACAATAAAATGAATGCTAATAGCAGTGAGATGATTGACTATTTTTTGCTAAGCGTTACTATACAAGCCAGTATTGGTTTTTCTAAAATGTATCCAGTATCGCACGTAAGTAAACTTGTGTTAATGATACATCAGTTGATTGTTATATCGACCCATGTGTTTACGTTGTATATTTTTACAATTTAGAAACGCAGTAACTAGGAGTAAATCTTATTTCCTGGTTTTTCTTGATTTTTTTGATTTCTTGGATTTCCTGGATTTTTTATATTTTCTGGATTTGCCACCCGTAGTAGGTGAATCCATCATTACACAATAGCCATTTCCAAATGATTATAGGAGTTTTTATTTGAACCATTTTGATCTTTACTTTGTTGACATATTTCATCAAGACATGATATTGTAATTTTTGGGCTAGGAGGTGAAGTACCACCTGTCAAATTTATATATTGAACTTTTCCACGAATTGGTTTGCTAAATGGGTTGTAATTTTGTCTAACTTTAACATTATCACCTACCTTTATACCGCTGTTTATAGCATCTTTTATAGACATACAACTATTAAAAAAAGGCATTTTATCTTCTTATATATTTAACAAATATTATTTATCTATTTATATATAAATGACTCAATATTTATCATTAATTAATGATATTTATACGACTATTAATGATAACAAGCTTGATCCTATAGCCAAATCAAACAAAATTATTGGCAAAATTCAAAGCAATGTTAATAAGACAACGACAGATGATTCGGCAACAAGTTGTTCTAGATTTACCAATAAAATAATTGGATTTTTGTGTAAACTGGATAAAAATAAATCCAAACTATGTAATTTACCTGGAGCAATCAGTTTCGTAATAAAACAGGACAAAATCAACGCAGTAATAGACTTTATAACAACAAATAAAGCCTTTGTATATACTCTTTTACAAAGTCTTAATGATAATGAAAAAACACAATTGCGGCAAATGATAGATGATAGTTTTATAGGGCAACAAAATATATCGTCAGCCTGTATAACAAACATTCAAACATTTTTAACAAATCTGAAGGCAGGATTGGACGCACAAATCTTATCAGAAGCAAGACCCGTAATATCAGAAGCAAGACCCGTAATAAAAGAATCAATAGAAGCAATAGAAGAAGACCCTGATTATTACAATCAAAGAAACGCTGATTTAACAAAAGAGGATCTTGTTGGATTTAGAAGTAACCCAAATTATAGTCCTGAACTTAAAGACAAATATGGGTTAGTGCCTATATTAGGAGGAGTGAAAACTAGAAGAAAACGTAAAAGGAAATTGGCTCGTGGTTCTAAAAGGCGAAAGACAAAACGAGGCAAAAAATAGGAGACTTATTTATGTTTCTTATTTTGGAAGAATTAAAATTGAATTATTATTTAAATAGAATACACCTTATTATATTATATTTAACACAATGTCCATAAAAAAGATCGAAAATCCAGACGCGTTTAGGTCCAATATTCGTAAGAAGTTGTCGTCCTTCTTCCAAGAAAATATAAATCATGCCGACAATTTGGAAAAAGGCATTTATAATTGGTCTCTTAAGGAGGCCACGAATCGCAAGGTTGTCAAGAAGTGGGATAATCAGTTCTTTATTCAGATTTATTTAGACCATCTGCGCAGCATATTTGTGAACTTGAGGAATGACAAGTTGCCGCAAATGGTTCTAAGCGGCGACATTAAGGCGCACGAATTGGCCTTCATGTCACACCACGAGATGCTGCCTGAGAAATGGGACGAACTTATTAAGGCCAAGAGTATTCGTGATAAGAGCAAATTTGAACAAAATATTGAAGCAAGTACAGACACGTTTACGTGCAGAAAATGTAAATCGAAGAAATGTACTTACATGCAGCTGCAGACCCGCAGTGCCGACGAAGCTATGACATGTTTTATTACGTGTTGCGAGTGCGGAAATCGTTGGAAAACTAGTTAAAAAATTTTATGGTCACAAAATTATTTATATCCATCAAAAAATAAATGAACAATTTCTAATAACTCATTATTTTCATCATCTAAAATTCGCGCTATTTGTTTATTAACTTCAGCCTCTAAATCAGGCATTCTTTTTTTTATTGGTGTATCCATTTGTTTCCCATCTGAGTTAATATATTTGTCTGGATTGAACCGAATAAAAATAAATTTGCCACTATGTATTAAATATAAATCATCATATCGTATCTCTTCATCCTTCGCATTATAGCGCTTGTGCTGGTATTCATCAGTTTCAACACATAACAATGTATTGCCAATTAGTTTCCGATGGTCTATTCGGCGGCGATGTGAACAATCACAATTGCCTGTCCATAATGGAACGTCATGAATAAAACCCTCAAAATTCTCATTTAAAAAATCTCTTACATAATTTTCCTTTGATTTTATTCTAATCTGAAATACAAGCGGGTCATTTGGAAATAAATTAGAAAAACAATGGGTACAATAGTATCTATATTTAACATTCCCGCAATTAGTACAATCTTTATTTTTACATTTATCTATAATATTTATCATATCCGGTTCTTTACACTGTGAACAAAACCGTGCTTTTTCACCAAAAAAATTAAAAGATGCTTGACTTTTTTTACATTTAATACACAATCGTTTCTGCATAACAACCATATCAGGTAATTTACAAGAACTACAATATTCTGGTTTTAATCCTTCGTAATTGAAAGATGCTTGAACCTTACCACATTTACATTTTTTATGTGTAATGTCAACCATGTTAGGTAAACAACATTTTGAACAATATTGTGCCTTTAATCCTTCATAGTTAAAACTAGAGTTATATTTATTACAGCCAATACACCTATTACAATAAATATCAATCATATCACTTGTTCTACATTTGGCACAATACATTGGCTTGAAACCAGAAACATTAAATGTTGGTTTAGATTTTCCACAAAAACATTTCCTATCATTTACATTAACCATATCACTCGTTTTACAATCTTTACAAAAATTACCAGTAAGACCTTCTATATTGAAAATTGGTCTAGCCTTCCCACAACTACATAATTTACAGAGTAAATTAATCATACCTGCTTCTTTATGTTTGCTACAAAATTTAGTCCCTTCTTTTTTATTAAACCCAAATGATGCGATTAATCCACATCCGTCTATATTCGTACATTTTTTATGTTTTGTCGGCATCCTCTTATAATACTATGTGATATTATATTTAAGTTGTTTACCGCAATTATTTAATTATTCCTAAATATAACATATTTGATTGTTTTTTTATATGAATTATCTGGTAGTTTTATTGTAACATCATTGCCGACAAATGTGTAATTCTGTTTCCGCAATATGCCACGAATGATATTCAAGTAGGGGCGCTTACATTCAAAGTTGGGTTTGAAAGATGAAATCGTGGAGCAGGCAAAATATTGCTGTATCTCTGGCTTCAAATCGAGTATTTTCTGCTGCTTCTCGGTGTCCGCATCTAGGTCGCATAGTATGAACGTATTGTCTGATGATAATTCTAAAATACCAATAATCTTATTACAAACGGCTTCTCTTTCCGCCTGATATTTGTCGCTTAATTTTTGTCTCATTGTCTTTTGTATAATGTAATAATAATAATACAAGACAGATTGTCTTTATTTCTATTTTTTATTTTACTATTGTTATCTATTTATTATGGTAATAGATAACAAAATGATTTATATTATTGTTTTTATTTTTTTTGAATATTGGCGCCTAAGGACTCAGTTAAAGGTTTTGTAGTTTTATGAAAAACCATGATAAACCCAGGAGGGCCATTGCTGCCTGCCGATACTATATCACCTCCAGCTCCTCCTCCAGATCCTCCTGATAACATATTAACACTTCCAGTATTATCACATTGTTTTTGATTTAGCGTTTTACCAAAGTCTACATTACAACCGTTACCAACTTTACCTCTGCTATCATATTCTTTGCTATCATCGTTTGCCATATTTTTATATCTATATGTGTTATCTTTTATTTCTAAAGCGGTTACTGTATTGCCATAGAAACCATATCCATTTGAACTATTGTTGCCACCACCGCCGCATCCACTTCCAAACCTATATTCAGCATTTTGGGGTGTAAATTTGTTTACAGTGTTAAAAGTAATTTTGTCTGTTTTTCCTACACATAACCCACCGCCATTGCCACCACGTCCTCCAGAACTGCTAGAAGTGTTTTTGCCTTTAAACCCACCATAGACGGTGACTTCTAATTTACTTGATGGGTTTAATGTGTTTGTAATTATTGTAAAATTGTCGTCGCTTAATGTATCAATACTATTGCATAAGCATCCGATGGAGCAACTTATTCCATTGTATACCTTATTCGAAATATTTTTTAATACTAATTCACCAGGTCCGCCACCACCACCGCCACCTTTCGCTTTATCCTCAGACATACCGCCTTCGCCACCTGGCCCCGCAGCTAAAATCCAAACGTTTTCATCATCGACTACATTCTCAAATGAGTGATCAAACTCATGTAATACATTGGCATTGTCTATGTCTTTGTCTGTGTCTATGCGTTGATACAGATAATAAATCCAATCTCCTTCTTTTGGTAAAATATAGGTGAAAGGATTATAGTTGTATTTTGTTAATCTAATTTGTTGATTAGTAATAGATACTTCTTGTACAATTTTTTCAAACATTTATTTTATATTATATTATATTTTTATTTTAATATGTTCATTTTACTATTGTTATCTATTTAGTATGGTAATAGATAACAAAATGATTTATTTTATTGTATTATATATTGGTTATATTGTAGGAGGATATTTATTTTCAGTTAAAGCACCGCTAGCGGTAGTTTTATAAAAAATCATAACAAAGCCAACTGGGCCATGACATCCTACCGATCCTTTATCTGACGCGTTATTTGGTACATTTGTTGTCTTCCCTCCATCTCCTCCTATTAAAAGCTCAACAATTCCAGTATTATCACATTGTATGCCATCTAATGTTTTACCAAAGTCTACATTACAACCGCGCCCCGTCCTCTCCAAAGCATTATTAGTTACTAGACTATATTTGTTGCCTGAAACAACGGCGTTGTTACCAACCTCGCCTTTATCTTTGCCATTATTTCCATCACCACCGCCGCCACATCCACTACCAAACCTATAAGTTGTAATTTTTGCATTTGTCTCTGTAATTCCACTCAAATTTTTTAGGTCGCTTTTGGTGAAAGTGAAAGTTTTAGTGGCCAACTCGTTGGCGTCCGTATTATACCCACCTTGACCACCATTGTATCCTCTATTATTTACACTATAATTGTCGGCATTATAATGGTAGGAACCCTCGCCGTTTAGTCCATGCACAGCAAAAGCTACATCAGAAGAGGTATCATCACTCAATTTAGTTTTATATAATACACGATTGTAACTATAAAAATTTGATGCCCTATTATAATT